CCGCCCGCTATCCTGGGACAGCTGCTCGCTGAGCCCGCGGATTTCGGCCGTGAATGCTGCGCCCTCGCGGCTAACCTCGCCGAGAGTGCCCTTCGCCAGGAGCACGCTCAGATCGGGCTCCGTCCAATCGGTGAGCCACAACTCGACGATCGCCGCATCGTAACGGCCAGCGGCAAGATCCGCCTCGTTAAGTGTATCGTCGGCAAGCGCGCCGGAAATCTCGGAACTATCGACGGCGAGGCCGAGCTTTTGCGTCGCTTCGCTGCCTGACAACCCGCTGCCGGCGCGACAAGCCACTGCACCGAGCGCGACATCCTCGTCATGGTCAGTGAAGCCCTGAATTACGCCGTCAGCGCGCTCGATGATCCAGCAGCGGCACAAAGTCGTGACGCCGGAGTCGAGCTTGGTCTGAAGCGCAGGAGGAATCACTCTCATGGCCGAATTTCCACGAGCGGAATTTTAGGGATAGCGCCGGCCGCAAAAGCGGAGAGATCCATCTCGAGATAGTCGGTGTCGAAACGCACCGGCACATCAAACAGGAAGCCGGCTGTAATGGCCGCGCCGCTCGCCGGAATGTGGCCCGGGAGGAAATTGATCACGCCTGTTGTTGTATCGACGATGAACCCGGCCCCCTCTTCCAGCTCATTTTCCGCTACAGCAATACGCACGCTTTCGGGAACGGGTTTCGCAATCGGCCGCCGGTACGGTGAATAAAACGCACCATAGATTTTGCCGAGCTGGAACGCACCGGTGACGCCGTCTCCTGTGCCGATGACCTGGTCGGTCGGTGCAACCGCATGACCCGGAGCGGCTGAGGAATGGTCAAGCCGGTCGCGCCAGCGGAAACCGTAAAGCCGCCCTCGCCGCTCCTCGAAAAAGGCGATTACCTGCGACAATGTCTCGAAAGTCTTCACGCCATAACCCGCATCGTAACGTCTGCGGGAATGAGTCCATCGCGCGTTGCGTTCTTCGGCGCCGGAGCCGAGCAAAACTACATCCGTGCGACGTTGTGGCCCGCCGGCACTTTTCAAGGAGATGTCGAGCGGAAACAAAACTTCGTGGAAAGATGTCATTGCTCATAACCCACGCTGGCCGCGCGCCACCGCGCGAGCGATTTGGCCCGTGACGTAGGCTTCCGAACGTCGAAAGCTTTGCGCATCGGCGGCCACGATGTGGACCGTGACATTTGTCGGCTGCCCCGCACCGCTCATGGCAACGCCAAGCCGTCCATCGGGACCTCGCGTCAGCGGGACGATTGCTTCGGGTCCCGCTTCACCGGCGAGCCCAAGACCACCCTGCGAGAGCGGAAAATAGGTCGGCGCACCGATTACTCCGCCCGTTGCGAATGGAATTGCCCGCCTGAACTCGGACGAGTCACCGCCGCCGGCGAACAGACCGTCGAAAAGCTTGCTCAGGCCCCCAACCAGGCCCTTGCCGACAGGGTTGACTGCTTGCGTGACGGCCATGCCGGACAACCGCAAGGCAAGCTGCTTGAGCACATCGTCGAAATGTTTGCCTCCGGCCGCTGCATCCGTGAAGGCCTTGCTGATGGCTTTGGCGAATACCGTCGTGCTGACGCCCAGCATCCTTGTGCTGTCGCGAGCCTTGTCGACCGTCTCAGGCAGAAGCCCGGATAAAGAATTGTCGGTGGAATCGAAATTATCGATCATCAGGATATCTCTTCATCAATTTGGTAAGTCCACTTCTATCGAGCGGTACGCCGCGGCCGGTGACCGCCTCAATGGCGTAGGCGAGTTCGCGTGGCGTCATGCGCCAGAACTGTTCGGGGGAGAGCCGCAGCACACCGAAGCCAAAGCCGATCGCCTCCCTCCAGGGAAACGGCGTCATCCGCTCGCCTCCCCGAAAGTGGCGGCAATCAGCGCCGCTGCGACGCGGACATAGCCTTGCGCGCCGCCGTCGATCGCCATGGCGGCAACGTCATCGTCGCCCACGCTCTCTCCGGCCCCGCGCAGGCCCGCGCCGATGATGCGCGTGAGATCGCGCGCCTTCATGCGGCCGGCGCCGAAGCGTTCCGTCAGCGCAACCAGGTCGTCGGCGCCGAAGGCATCTTCGAGTTCGGCTAATGCGCCGAGCGTGAGCACCAGACGGCGCCGCGCGCCGCCGATTTCGGCCTCGATCTCACCGCGGTGACGATTGGCCATGCTACGCCTCCGTGAAGGTCAGCTCGCCGGCAGATTCGAGCGACATGTCATATGTCACTTCGCCATTGTGCTCGCCGGCGATTTCCAGGCTCGTGATCTGGAAGGGACCCTGCACCGTTCCGAAGTCCGGGATAATAATCTGATGGCTGACAACGCTGCCGTCGAAGAATGCCTGCCGCATCAACGCATCGCTGGTAGCGTCCTTGAACAGGCCGCGGCCCGATACCGATGCGCGTTTAATGCCGGCGCCATCGAGCAATTCGCGCCAGCGGTTGGCGCTTTCGGCGTGCGTGATATCGACCGTTTCAGCGTTAAATGCGAGCCGGCCCGTACGCAGGCCAGCGACCGTTGTGTATCCGCCGCCGCCCGCGATCTTCACGAGCAGGTCCTTGCCTTTTTGAGCAGTCATTTACGTTGTCCTTTTTCAGTTAATCCTGTGCCGAGCAGCGAACGTGGACCGCTCGCACTCGATCAAGTGGCTTTTGTTGTTGAGATGGCGCGTGACCCGCGCCGGCAATTTCAGTTTGCGGCGGCCAGCAGTGTGTGGCGAAGCACACGCCGCTGGCACAAAGTGGCCGCTACGCTTAATGCTGTCCGCTTCTAAAAGCGGACACGCTGCGCCGAACGAAATTGTTCAGCTGCTGCGTTTCAGTTCGTAACCTATGGACTTATGGCCGTGTGACCAAACTACAGGCGACAGACGGACCCGATCACCATGTCACGGAGGAATAGGCAACGGTGGCAGGGGATGCGGCTCCGAGCGGGGCACGGGCGCGGACGATAGCTGCGTTGCGGGCTCCGGCGGCGCGCGTGGCAGAATGGGAGCCGCCCGCAATTGAGGCGGGGCTGTGGTCTTCTGCCTGATGGTCTGCTCGCGTGTCTGCAGTTTCGCGATATTTTGGGCCATCTGTTCTTGCTTCGCAGCAAGCTGCTGTTGCTTGGCAACGAGCTGCTCAAGTTGTTGTTGCGCGGCGGCAAGTTGCTCCTGCTTGGCGGTAAGCTGTTCTACCCCGCGCCGCACGAGCGCAAGATCCTGCACCATCGCGTCAAGCTGCTTCGACAATTCAGGAGGTGTTGCAGGCGCACTGGGCGCTGATCCGGTTTGTGTGACAGATCCCGATTGCGGAAGGGCCGCGCCTGGTGCGGATGCCTGAGCGGAAGGCGCGGAACTCCGCTGCCCGGCCGCGACGTCAGCCTCGTTGGGCGACGTCATGGTCCAGACACCATGAGACTGCCAGGCGAATGTACCCCCGACACCGATCAGAGCCGCTATGAATAGCCCAGCAAGAACGAAGACGATCTGCCGGCCAATCGAGGGCCTGTCGCTCGCGAACGGATCGAAACTGGAGGGACGAGGAGTAACGCAGATTGACGGCTCCGTTGCCTGCAGCCCGGCGGAAAAGTCGGATTCTTCGTGACAATTCTCGACGTCGTGCTGATCGGATGAATCGCGTCCCCTGATGGCCAGGTCCGACGCCAAGGCTTCGAGCTGACTCATCAACCTAAAAGTTGTCGCGGACGGCACCTGTGCAGTCTCAATGACAGGTGCTCGTTGTTGTGCCTCATCTTCTGCGAGCATCTGAACGGTGGGTGCAGGGCATGTTTCCTCGGCCGTAATGTCGATGTGCTGAGATGAATCTGTCGGATCGTTCATTGGCTCGCCGTGCCGAGCGTTCGCCGCTATCGCCCCTGGCACAAGGGGAACGGTATCGTCTCTATGATACTGCTCGTTGAGCGGACTCTGCGAGGAAACCAT